TTAATAAAACTCTATACCCGTAATCTTCAATGAGTTCTGGCGCTTCCCTTTAATTCCTTTTACATATTCAAAATGAATGTTTTTGATTGCCATCTTTATGAATTCAGTTTTTAACTCATCTTCCATTAATTCCCAGCCGTTTAGCAATGAATACTTGAAATTTTTAATCTTCTCATAGTTAAAAGTCTTACCCTTATCATTATCCTTGCGCTTTTCATACTCATGTATTTCTTTGTCAATACGACTTATTATTGGAAAAGCTTCATCCTTATCCATCATACCTTCTATAAAAAGTGTTTGACATCTAGCGCGTTCTTTTCGCAACTTTTCAATATCGATGCCGACATCTTCTATTTCTTTAGGTTGGTTTTCGATTTTATATGATGTTAAATCAAATTGTTTTAGATAATTGTAAAATTGTTTTAAAACCTCGCCTTCGTCGATGTTACATGCATTTTTATTTTTAGTATTTTTGCAGTTAGAACAAAAGTATAGTTTAGAATACCAAACTTCTTTATTTTTAGGCGTATGCTTGACTGTGTTTAAAGTCAATTTCTGGTTACAGTTTGGACATAATAGTTTACTTCTGAAAATAGCGTTATGTTTTACGATTGTAGAGTTAGTTTTTTCACTTATCCTTAATTTTATTTCTTCGTATTCTTCTTCACTTATAATAGCTTCGTGGGTGTTTTCGACGAATATGTCACCGAAAACAAGATGACCTCTAGCTACCGGACTCGTTAGAGCATTGCCTATAACTGATCTGTGCCAGTTTTTACCTAAGGGTGCTTTGTATTTAGAGTTGTTCAATTTTATAGTTATTTCTCTTAAACTAGTACCTTTTTTCGCTTCTTCTACTGCAAATCGTAATACTTTTTTATATTCATTAGGCACAAATTTATCGTTTACTCTGTCGTAATAGAAAGGAGGGACAGTTTTAGCTAACCCTTTTCTAGCTGATGCGCGTCGACCCATTGCAGTACGCTCTTGAATTGTAGTACGCTCCCACTCTGCCATAGCACCTACTAATGTTACGAACAAACGTCCCATAGCAGAAGTTGTGTCATATACTTCTGTTGCGCTCCTAAACAACACGTTTTTATTCTCAAACAATTCTAGTATCTCTAGTAAGTCTTTAACACTTCGAGTTAATCGATCTAGTTTATAGACTAAAACCAAATCAAAATTATCTATTTCATTCAACATTTCTTGTAAAGCGGGTCTGTCTTTTTTAGCTCCGGAGTATCCAGCGTCAGTATATACTTTATGAATTTTCCAGTCGTTTATGTCGCTGTAAGCTCTTAATTTTCTTTCTTGTTCTTCGATAGAGTGTCCTTTTTCTTTTTGTTCAAGTGTACTCACTCTAGTATAAATTGCTACTTTCATGTGCTCCCTCCTCAAAATTGGCAAAAAATAATAAGGGTAGGCGGGCTACCCGTGATTTTAGTACTAGCTACTAAATGTGATATAATAAAATAAAAAGTAGGTGATGAAATGTGTGTAAAATTTACTGACGCAGAAATAGCTTATATAAAAGAATCAGTTGAAAATTATAGTAGTGAATTTGATATTTATGACGATGAACAAGAACTTAAATTAAAAATTTATGAACAAATTATGTTAAAAATCAAATCTGAATACAAGGATACCTATTTATTCCGTCTTATTAATTGATTTGGTATATTCTCTTAATATTTTTTCGTTTTCATCAACAATGTCTTTTAGTGTGTTTAAAAGAAAGTCACAATCACCTTTGGCTACTGCACCAGCTTGTGAATGGTTGATTATGTTTCTCATACTATACGCAATTTCTACCCGTTTTTTTTGGTTCTATAATTTACTTTACCTTCTTTAGTTAATTCTCCTAATAATTTTGTGTACATAGTTGAATCGGTGTCTTTATGTTTGATTTTATTAACTTTTTTTAATTTGATTAAAAACGTTTCTATAGCAACAGCAAAGGTTGCTGCAGCTGGCAAATACAATTCCCTTTTATAAGCTTGTAATCCTTGTTCTATTTGATAAGAAAAAGTTATATCATCAACAATCTCTTTCATACTATTTAAATCTAAGTGGTTGAACGGTTGTATTTCATCATGTGCTTTGTTTATCAATCTTTCTTTCGACTTCGATATCAATGTATTGTAATGATCGTTAGCTAATCTTTTGCCATAATTAAAAAATAAATCTAAATTGTTTTGTAATATTACGGTCCCGATATATTTTCCGTAGTAAATAGATGTGTAATAAATGTAATTATTAAAATCTAATAATCCGGATTGTTCTTCTACATACTTTTTAGAATCATATATGTATGAAGTAAAGTGTTTAGACAAATATTTGATATCAATATTACGAAAATTATATATTTCTTTTAATTTACTGTCATTTGAGATAACGACGATGCAAGGTTCTTCAAAAAAAGATTGATTTAGATAAAATATCGAAATCTTGTAATCGTCTTTTCTCATGAATGGGAAAGCTTCTGGATTGCTACTAAACTGATAATTGTATCTGTTTTCAACTACATATTTGTAGCCTTCTAAAAATTTACGCAAGTATTCTTTTAAAGTTTTATTCTCTTCCATCCCTCATCCTCCTCACGCCATATAGGCGTTTATTTCTTATATTCTTCTTCAACATACTTTTTTACTAAATATTCAAGAATAAGTTCGGTCATTAGATCGTTTTCTTCGTACTCTTTATGAAGTTACTTTATTCTTTGAATTAATTTAACTTATCGCCATCTATTTTTTGTGAAATAAATTCCAAGTATTTACGCGCATTATGTGACGATAAATCTTTAGGTAACTCATAAGTGAATGGTTGATTACCACTAGTTAAAACTTCATATACTATAGTTTCTTTTTTTATTTTGCAATTAGTTATTTTCATTATAAACTCCTTTTAAACACTGATGAAATAGACGTCTTTTATATTAAAGTGCCATATAGGCGCTATTAATCACAATACAACTTTGCCCATTACTTTAATATTACTAAACGAAGCGACTTTGATATCATCATACTTCGGATTTAGAGATACCAAATTAATATAGTCTTCGCATATATCTACACGCTTGATAAGACTTACTCCATCTAATACAACGAGTGCAATTGTACCATCTTTAATAGAATCTTCTTTCTTAATAAAAGCGTATGTTCCTTGTTTTAACATAGGTTCCATTGAATCACCATTAACTAAAATACAAAAATCAGCATTTGATGGCGTTTCGTCTTCTTTAAAAAATACTTCTTCATGCAATATGTCATCATATAATTCTTCTCCTATGCCAGCACCAGTTGCACCACATGCAATATACGATACTAGTTTAGACTCTTTATATTCATCTATAGAAGTGACTTTATTCTGTTCATCTAATTGCTCATTTGCGTAGTTAAGTACGTTTTTTTGTCTTGGAGGCGTGAGTTTACTGTATATGGAAGTGATGTCGTTTTTTTTATTATTTCTTGTAGGAAACAAATCATCGATACTGATATTTAAAATATGAGCAATTTCAAACAAATCATCTTGTTTAGGAGTTCTGTACCCTGTCTCATAATTTGAAATAGTAGCCTTTTTAGTGTTGAGTTTTTCTCCAAGTTGATCTTGAGTTAAGTTCAATTTGGTTCTATAGTATCTGATTTTATTGCCTATAAATTTCGCTAATTCTTTTTTATCCATTTTCTTACCTCCTTAAATTTACCTATAGTATAACCCAATTATTTTTGGTATTCAACAAAAAAATACACGAAAAGCAAACTTTTATGTTGACTCAAGTACACGTATCGTGTATAGTTAGTTTTGTAAGCGGGAGGTGACAACATGCAATGGAATTTAATAAAGTTGAGAAAAGAAAGAAAGTGTACTCAAGAAGATTTAGCAAACCTCTTGAATATATCAACTGAAGGTTATCGTTTAAAGGAATTAGGAAAGCATCAATTTAAGAATGATGAGATGTTTATTATCGCTGATTTTTTTGACGAAAATATTGGAGATATTTTTTTACCCACAAAGTACACGAAACGCAAACAAACATCTTAAAAGGAGGAACGAACAATGCAAGCATTACAAACATTTAATTTTAAAGAGCTACCAGTAAGAACAGTGGAAATTGAAAACGAACCTTATTTTGTAGGAAAAGATATTGCTGAAATTTTAGGATATGCAAGGGCAGACAATGCCATCAGAAATCATGTTGATAGCGAGGACAAGCTGACGCACCAATTTAGTGCATCAGGTCAAAACAGAAATATGATCATTATCAATGAATCAGGATTATACAGTTTAATCTTTGACGCTTCTAAACAAAGTAAAAACGAAAAAATCAGAGAAACCGCTCGAAAATTCAAACGATGGGTAACTTCAGACGTCCTACCCGCTATTCGAAAACACGGTATCTACGCAACAGACAATGTAATTGAACAAACATTAAAAGATCCAGACTACATCATTACAGTGTTGACTGAGTATAAGAAAGAAAAAGAGCAAAACTTACTTTTACAACAAGAAATTGGAGAGCTAAAACCCAAAGCAGACTATGTAGATGAAATCTTAAAGTCAACTGGAACATTAGCTACAACTCAAATCGCGGCAGACTACGGTATATCAGCACAAAAGTTAAACAAACTACTACACGAAGCTAGATTACAACGAAAAGTGAATAAACAGTGGGTGCTTTACTCAGAACACATGGGCAAGAGTTACACAGAATCAGACACTATACCAATTGTACGCTCTGACGGTAGAGAAGACACAGTTTTACAAACTAGATGGACACAAAAAGGTAGATTGAAAATACATGAAATCATGACTGAATTCGGTTATGAAGCTAACGTAACTGCTTAACAGGAGGGCGCAGCAAATGGAAGATCAAAACAAAAAAGTCATTTATTACTACTATGACGAAGCAGGTAATAGACAACTATTATCAATTGGAGACTTGAATCTCTATTTATTAAAAGATATTAAATCAAGATTTGGTTTATATAAAAAACAAATCCCTGATTTAGATAATCTGTTCGTTCAAATAGACGGTGTTGAATTTAAAGTACTATAACCCGAGCAATGCACCTCTTAAACAACATTATACACGAAAGGAGCATAAACAAATGAACACACTATACAAAACAACCTTCCTCATCACAATGGCAGTTGCGACTTGGAAGGTTTGGAAGATTGAGAAAAACACAAGATTTAAACTTAGAAATTTTGATTATCCAAAAATTAATAATGCTCAGAGCAAATCATTGTTGGATATTGCTAGTCACGATTTAAAAGATATTTAACTGTATTCAAAATTTTCATATCTTGTTGAGCTTTTAAGCTTTCGTATAAAGCTATTGAATAAATAATTTCGTAAGATACGTTTTCAGGAGCATCTTCTTTCAACTTATTTATTCTATCTCTAAAAAAGTCACTGTCACCACCGAATTCTTTTTCGGCTTGATTACTAAGTTCACCAAAGAAATTTTGAAAATCATTAAATTCCATACTTATCACCTCCTTTCACTAGGAGATAACTAAATTATACACGAAAGGAATGGTAGAAGTGCCACCACACATTCAACAAATGTTATACGAAATCCAGTTAAAAGCTGGTATACCTCAAAAATTAATGGAAATGCAAGGTTTGATAAACGATGAAACAACCAAAGAGGAGAAAAAAGAAAATGAGTAACATTTATAAAAGCTACCTAGTAGCAGTATTATGCTTCACAGTCTTAGCGATTGTACTCATGCCGTTTCTATACTTCACCACAGCATGGTCGATTGCGGGATTCGCAAGTATCGCAACATTCATATTCTATAAAGAATACTTTTATGAAGAATAAAAAAACTGCTACTTGTTGGAGCAAGTAACAGTGACAAACGATTAACAAAATTAATTCGTGTTCAATATAAAACGAAAAACGGAGGAAGTCAAGATGTATTACGAAATAGGCGAAATCATACGCAAAAATATTCATGTTAACGGATTCGATTTTAAGCTATTCATTTTAAAAGGTCATATGGGCATATCAATACAAGTTAAAGATATGAACAACGTACCAATTAAACATGCTTATGTCGCAGATGAGAATGACTTAGATATGGCATCAGAATTATTCAACCAAGCGATAGATGAATGGATTGAAGAGAACACAGACGAACAGGACAGACTAATTAACTTAGTCATGAGATGGTAGGTGTAAGCATGAGAGATACAGAAAGAAATATATTGAATATTTTTAAGACATTATTCGACGAATATACTTTGTCAAACCAACGAGCACTATTGGAAATTGAACGTAATCATCACGGATACTTATCGATTAATTTCTTGCACTATCACGACAGTTACAAAACAAACAATAAGCTTGTGCAGATACATGAAATCAATCCAGATAGCCATGAACGAATAAAAAATTTAATTATCGAGGTGCTAAGAGGTCATCGGAAGATTAAAAAAGGAGCATGAGGATGGAAATAAAAATAAATAAGTTAACTATATCAAACTTTGCTGGAATCAAAGAAGAAAGCTTTAACTTTAACGGCAAAGACACAAAAATATACGGCAATAATGCGACTGGTAAGACTACGACTGCAACCGCATTACAATGGCTGCTTTTCGATAAAGGTTTGGACGGATCAACCAAATCATTTAACCCTGTACCTTTAAACGAAAAAAACGAAGAAAATTATGAGTTAATTCCGACTGTTTTCGCAGAATTTGAAATCGACGGAAAAATAACGACTTTCAAAAAAGAGTCACATCCTAAATACACAATAAATCAAAAGACGAATCGCAAGGAATACTCACGAAGTAGAACAAAGAAACAATATATCAATGATGAATCAATAAAAGTAAAGGATTATAAAGCTCGTATTGATGAACTAATTGATGAAGATGTATTCAAGTTGATTACAAATCCCCAAGCATTTAATTTACTCGATTGGAAGAAACGAAGAAGTTTGTTATTTGAAATTGCAAAACCAATTAATGATGAGGATGTCATTAAAACAAATAACGACTTTAAAAAATTAAATAATATTCTTGGTGATCATGAAATTGAAACAAAGAAAAAGATTCTTACTGACAAGATAAAGCAGATTAACAAAGACATCAAAGATATTCCGATACGTATTAATCAAACACAACAAAATAAGCAGGATGTACCGGAATTCGATAATGATAGACACACAATCATAAAACAAGAAATTGAGCAACTTGAAAATGAGCGTATAGATATTCAAAACGGTGCAGAAGAAATTAATTTGCGTAACCAATTAGCTGATAAACAATCAGAATTGAAGCGCATAGAAGCTAATAATAGCGCCAGTAATGAGAACAAAATACATGCTTTAACAAATGAGCTACACGTTGAAAATGGAACGGTTGCGAATCTTAAAACAAGATTAAAGCAAAACAAACAACAAATTACACATGAAGAAAATCGACGTAATCAATTATTAGAAAATCATAAAGGATTAAAAAGTGATTTAGAAAAAGCTAAAAATCAAAAATTTGAATATCTTGATGACAATGTATGTAGTTGTTGTGGTCAACAGTTACCAGCTGAACAAGTGAGTGAGGTAAGAGAAAAAGCATTGCAGAAATTCAATGCAAACAAATCGAAAGAATTAGAAACAATACAAACATCTATCAATCACATTATTTCAGAGGGCAAGAAAATAAAGCCAATTATCGAGAAATTAGAGGATGACAACAATAATTTACAAATTAAAATCAACGAAGCAGAAGAGCGTTCAGCAAGAATACAAAACAAAATTAATAAGTTGAAAACAACTCACGTTGACGTTACGCAAACTGACGAATACAAAGCAGTAATGTTAGAGATAAATGAGATTAATCAAAAACGCTCTAACATCAGGAAAACTATTCAAGATAAAGTTTCAGGAATAGATGACAAAATAAGCGAACTTACTCAAGAAAAATCAGAAATTGAAGTGTCAATATCAATCGAAAAATCAAATAAACATCTAGATGATGTTATTTCTGAATTAAGAAATGAAGAAGACAGATTATTGGATGAAAAAGAAAAGTATTCACATGACCTTTATATCTTAAAAGAATTTACAACAACAAAAGTCAAAATGCTTACTGAAAACATCAATAACGAATTTGATATTGCTGAATTTAAGCTATTCAATACCTTAGTTAACGGCGAATTAGAAGAAACATGTTCAACAACGGTTAATGGTGTCGAGTATGACAGCGGTTTAAATAACGCCTCAAGAATTAATGTTGGCTTAGATATCATCAACACACTATCAAAACATTTTAAAGTTACAGCGCCAATATTTATTGATAATGCTGAATCAGTAACAGAGCTTATCAAAACAGAATCACAACAAATTCAATTGATAGTAAATGAACAAGATAAAAAATTAAGAATGGAGACTATATAAAATGACTGAAAATAATAAATTACAAACTATTGAACAACAATTAGTACAAGAAAAGAACGTATCTGACAACGTATTAAACAAAGTGAGAGTTTTAGAGTCACAAGGCAATTTGGAATTGCCAAATGATTATTCACCAAGTAATGCCATGAAACAAGCATGGTTACAAATCAGCCAAGATAACAAATTAATGAGTTGTAACGATACAAGCAAAGCAAATGCCTTATTAGACATGGTAACGCAAGGTTTAAATCCAGCTAAAAATCAATGCTACTTTATTCCTTACGGCAACAAAATGCAGTTACAACGTAGCTATCACGGTAATGTAATGATGTTAAAACGTGATGCAGGTGCTCAAGATGTTGTTGCTCAAGTGATTTATAAAGGCGATACATTCAAGCAAGAAATGGGAGAAACAGGACGTATCAAAACGATTAAACACGAACAAGACTTCTTTAACATCGACAAAGAAAACATTATCGGTGCGTACTGCACAATCGTATTTAATGATGGACGAGATAACTATATTGAAGTCATGACTATTGAACAAATTAAACAAGCATGGATGCAGTCATCAATGATTAAAGATGAAAAAGCATTACAAAATTCTAAAACACATAATAATTTCAAAGAAGAAATGGCTAAAAAAACAGTTATCAATAGAGCTGCTAAACGTTATATCAACACATCAACAGATAGCAATCTTTTCAAATACGCACAAGAATCCGAACAACGTCAACGCAAAGAAGTGTTGGACGCAGAAGTTGAAGAAAATGCAAATCAAGAACAATTGGACTTTGAACAACCAGTTCTCGAAGAAGCACAATACACAGAATTAGAAAATGATAAGCCTATTGATGTATCTGACTTTGAAGAAATAAAAGAACCTGCAACAGAAAAAGAAAGCGAAGAAGAGCCATTTTAATTGAAACAATAGCAACTGGTTCAAGTGGTAACTGCTACGTCTTAAATGATGGACGTACTACGTTACTGCTTGAGGCAGGAATAAAATTTGAACGTGTTCAAAAGCATTTCAAATATAAAACAAGACATATAGCAGGGTGTCTTATCACACACGAACATGGTGATCATGCAAAGTACACAAAGCAGTTTGTCGACAATGGTGTAATCAGCTATATGACTGCTGGAACACAACGAGCTATGGATTTTGAAAGTCATCGCTTATGCACGATTAAGGCAAAGCAAGAGCTACGAATTGGTACGTGGTCAATTTTACCATTTGACATTGAACATGATGCTAACGAGCCTGTGGCTTTCTTATTACAAAGCACATTAGGTTATAAGGTCCTGTATGTTACTGATACGAAGTATCTGAAATACAAATTTAACGGCATTACGCACATGATGTTAGAAGTTAATTATATCTATGAACAAATGCAAGAAAACATAAAAAACGGCAGTGTACACAGCGCATTAGCAAACAGAATTATGGAGTCTCATTTTAGCTTAGAACATGCTATCGGAATGTTGAAAGCAAATGATTTAACTAGACTCGAAGAAATACATTTAATTCATTTAAGTAGTCAAAATTCAAATGCAAAATACATTAAAAGTGAAATACAAAAAGTGACGGGCGCGCCCGTTTATGTTGGAGGTTTATAAATGCTAAACAGAACAATATTAGTTGGTCGTTTAACTAGAGACCCAGAATTAAGAACCACTCAAAGTGGTGTAAATGTAGCATCATTCACATTAGCAGTTAACCGCACATTTACGAATGCACAAGGAGAGCGCGAGGCAGACTTTATTAATATCATCGTATTTAAAAAACAAGCAGAGAACGTTAATAAATACCTATCTAAAGGATCGTTGGCGGGCGTAGATGGTAGGTTACAAACGCGGAACTATGAAAATAAGGAAGGTCAACGTGTATACGTTACGGAAGTTATTGCTGATAGTATTCAATTTTTAGAACCGAAAAACTCAAATGACACTCAACAAGATTTATATCAACAACAAGTACAACAAACACGTGGACAATCGCAATATTCAAATAACAAACCAGTAAAAGATAATCCGTTTGCGAATGCAAATGGTCCGATTGAAATAGATGACAATGATTTACCATTCTAATTTAACCGGTTTGAAAGTGAGGTGTGTATATGACTGGTTGGATAAGTATTGATCGCTCAATTCAAAATCATTGGCTATTTAAAGAAAAGAGAACATTTTCAAAGTTTGAAGCATGGATATATTTACTCATGGAAGCGAATCATTCAAAGGCAAAAGTGCCTATTGGAAACCAAATTGTAACCGTAGAAAGAGGACAAAGATTAACATCGATTTTGACCTTGTCTGACCTTTTTAACTGGTCACGATTTAAAGTGAAAACCTTCCTTGACTTACTCGAGAGTGATGGAATGTTAGAAGTCAAAACAACATCAAAATATACCCTTATAACCATTGTCAATTATGACTTTTATCAAAGTGAGCAGGGCAGGAACCAACATCAAAACGACATCAAACCAACATCAAAACAACATCAGTCAAACATCAACCCAACATCAAAACAACATCAAACCAACACAAACAATAATGATAATAAAGATAATAATGAAAAGAATGTGAATAATGAGAAGAAGAAGACAACCGCCTTCGACTTCTTCCAAGATAACGGATTCGGTTTCATAACTTCTTACAATTTAGACGATTTAAATTATTATCTTGATTCATTTGAAAATGATTCAGATGAAATAGTTACCGCATCACTTAAAATCGCTAAAGACAGAAACAAAGTTACTTGGGGATATGCTAAAAGCATTTTGAATACATGGCTTAATGCAAACTTGAAATCTATTGAACAAGTACGTGCATTTGAAAAGCAACAACTTGAAAGCAAAAAACAAAATTATAAACCTTTCGTTAAACAATCAAAAGAAAAAACACCCAAATGGCTCACAGACAGCACGAGAGAAACGAAAACGCCGGAAGTAGATGAAAACCTTGAGAAAGACAGAGAAGCTTTTATTAAGCGTCTAAATAGCAAATGGGAGTGATTGAAAATGGATGCATTTGATAAATACTATCTATTTGATCATGACGGCAACAAAATGTTTTCAGTTACACCACATTTTAAAGATGGTCGGCATTTAGTTGTTGGAATAAAAGAAACAAAATTTAATGGTCGTCGTTGGTATTTAGACGATTATGAATTAAATACACTTATTGATAATGAACAAATGGAGTTAGGACACCAAACAAGCTTATTTGAATATATATGAGGGATTACATGGAGATAGAAATTAAATTTAATGAAGTGTTTAATGCGCCGATGGGGTCGCCTCGTCCACGCTTTCGTAATACAGGTAGATTTGTTCAAACTTACATGCCAACGTCTTACACAAAGCATAAAGCGTATATACAAGGGCAAATGCCTAAGTTAAATCTAGAGCGCGCACTAAAAATCGAATTAGACTTTTACTTTCCATTGCTTAAATCATGGTCGAAGAAAAAGAAAAGCGAAATGGTTGGGCAGTATAAAGTGACTAAGCCGGATATCGACAACTTAATTAAAACGGTATTAGATGCTTGTAATGGCCATGTATGGAAAGACGATAACCAAATTACAGAAATAACTAGCTCAAAGCGTTATGGAATTGAGCCCAAAATAATCATGCGAGTTGAGGAAGTGATCTAATGCAACAACAAGCATATATAAACGCAACGATTGATATAAGAATACCTACAGAAGTTGAATATCAGCATTTTGATGATGTGGATAACGAAAAAGATGCGCTGGCAGATTACTTATATAACAATCCTGGCGAAATACTAGAGTATGACAATTTAAAAATTAGAAATGTAAATGTAGAGGTGGAATAAATGGCGGGCATAAAAACGAAAGTGAGAATAGACGGTAAATTGATGACGCTTATTGATGTATCGGATAAATACGACATCAAAGTATCGACATTGATTACTAGGTACGACAGAGGGGCGAGGGGGAAAGATTTAATACAAAATGTAGTAAAGCCTAAGAAAGTTAAGATTGACGGCAAGATGATGACTGTTAGCGAAATAGTTAAAAAGTACAACCTAAGCAAAGGACTACTTAATTACAGAATATCAAAAGGGTTAACGGGCGATGCGCTTATTGCGCCACCACAAGAAAAACCCCCTTCTAAATACACTGAATATGAAAATGAGCAGATGAAAAAGAAAGGACTCACGCCCGAAATAGTTAGAAATAGAGTTGCGAAAGGTTGGGAGTTGTCGGAAGCAATTGATGCACCTTTCGGCATGAAGTTAAACGACTATAGAGAAATACAAATAACAAAAGCTTTGGAGCGAGAACGTGAAATGGCTAGGCAACGACGTAAAGAGGCAGAGCTAAGAAGAAAGAAACCGCATTTGTTTAATGTGCCACAGAAACATCCAAGAGGACGTTATGCGTGCTACCTGATGGAAAACGACATATTTCCAAAAGTAAGGGTGTAGATCATGGTAGATAGCGCACGTAAAGAACATTTAAACCAATTTTTCGGCTCTAAGAGATACCTGTATCAGGATAACGAGCGAGTGGCGCATATCCATGTAGTAAACGGCACTTATTACTTTCATGGGCATATCGTACCAGGTTGGCAAGGCGTGAAAAAGACATTTGATACAGCGGAAGAGCTCGAAATATATATAAAGCAACATGGTTTGGAATATGAGGAACAGAAGCAACTAACTTTATTTTAAGGAGATGTAAAAATGAAAATCAAAGTTAAAAAAGAAATGAGACTAGATGAATTAATTAAGTGGGCGCGAGAAAATCCGGAGCTATCAAAAGGAAAAATTTTTCTTGCAAAAGGTTTTAGTAATGGATCCGTTCGTTTTCAACGAAATACAAATACGTGTTTGATATCAAGTTTTATTCCAATTGATATCCCCTTCATAGTTGATATTGAAAAAGAAGTAACCAAAGATACGGTATTTGATGAGTTGTTTGAAGTGTACGAGTTTCAAGAAGGAGATTATACCGCTATATCACACGCTAATATTAGTATAAACAAACGTTTAGATGAACATTGTTTCCCTATCAAAGCATTCTATATCTTAAACGATGACCTAACTATGACGTTGATTTGGAAAGATGGGGAGTTGGTAGAATGATGCAAACCTATAAAGTAAGTCTTTGTATCAAGTTTTTTGCATCTAAATGTGATTATAAATTAAAAAAGCATTATTTCGTGCAAAGCACGAATGAGGAAGAAGCCACGAATATGGTATTAAAACTGATTCGTAAAAAGCTCCCGTTCGAAACTGCAAGCATAGAAATCGAAAAAGTGGAGGTAATAAAATGAACTATGAAACAGGGTTCCAACTAGGTGTAATGGAAGCTAGGTTGAAGAAGATGAGAAAAGAACGTGATGAGTACAAGAAGCAACGTGATGAGCTTATTGGGGATATAGCAAAGTTACGAGAGCGTAACAAAGAGCTAGAGAAGAAAGCGAGCGCATGGGATAGGTATTGCAAGAGCGTTGAAAAAGATTTAATAAACGAATTCGGCAAAAATGATGAAAGAGTTAAATTCGGAATGGAATTAAACAATAAAATTTTTATGGAGGATGACACAAATGAATAATCGCGAAAAAATCGAACAGTCCGTTATTAGTGCTAGTGCGTATAACGGTAATGACACAGAGGGGTTGCTAAAAGAGATTGAGGACGTGTATAAGAAAGCGCAAGCGTTTGATGAAATACTTGAGGGTTTACCTAATGCTATGCAAGATGCACTCAAAGAAGATATTTATCTTGATGAAGCAGTAGGGATTATGACGAGTCAAGTGGTCTATAAATATGAGGAGGAGCAGGAAAATGACTAACACATTAACAATTGATCAGTTACAAGAGTTATTACAAATACAAAAGGACTTTGACGATAGAATACCAACACTAAATTTACGAGATAGCAAGATTGCGTATGTGGTTGAATTCTTTGAATGGTTTAACACATTGGAAACGTTCAAGAATTGGAAGAAGAAACCAGGTAAACCGTTAGACGTACAGCTAGACGAGTTAGCAGACATGTTAGCGTTTGGATTGAGTATTGCTAATCAACAAGCAGATAACATGGAAGAAATTTTGGGTTATTTAGATGACGGAGATTTTAACGACTATATAGAACGAGTTGAAATCGATTTTAACGATAGTGATGTAGTAGATGAATTTATGTCAACTATAGATGAAATGTATGAAAGTCCATATAGTAGCAACTTATTTTTACCGTTTGCATTAGCGAACAACTACTACACTATCGATCAACTCATTGACGCATACAAAAAGAAAATGAAAAGGAACCACGAAAGACAAGATGGAACAGCAGACGCAGGAAAAGGATACGTGTAAAGACATCTTAGATCGAGTCAAGGAGGTTTTGGGGAAGTGACACAATATTTAGTCACAACATTCAAAGATTCAACAGGACGTAAACATACACACATAACTAAAGCTAAGAGCAATCAAAGGTTTACAGTTGTTGAGGCAGAGAGTAAAGAAGAAGCGAAAGAGAGGTACGAGGCGCAAGTTAAAAGAGGTGCAGTTATTAAAGTGGGTCAGTTGTTTGAAAATATAAGGGAGTGTGGGAAATGATTAAGCAAATACTAAGATTATTATTCCTACTAGCAATGTACGAGTTAGGTAAGTATGTAACTGAGCAAGTATATATTATGACGACGGCTAATGATGATGTAGAGGCGCCGAGTGACTTCGCAAAGTTGAGCGATCAGTCTGATTTGATGAGGGCGGAGGTGTCAGAGTAGATGATGTGGTTAGTCATAGCAATTATATTACTAGTCATCTTATTGTTTGGTGTGATGTTGCAAGCTGAACAGTTAAAAGGCGATGTGAAAGTTAAAGAGCGGGAGATAGAGATATTAAGAAGTAGATTGAGACATTTTGAAGATTAAAAATATTTGTATGGAGGGTATTCATGACTAAAAAGAAATATGGATTAAAATTATCAACAGTTCGAAAGTTAGAAGATGAGTTGTGTGATTATCCTAATTATCATAAGCAACTCGAAGATTTAAGAAGTGAAATAATGACACCATGGATTCCAACAGATACAAATATAGGCGGGGAGTTTGTACCGTCTAATACATCGAAAACAGAAATGGCAGTAACTAATTATCTTTGTAGTATACGAAGAGGTAAAATCCTTGAGTTTAAGAGCGCTATTGAACGTATAATCAACACATCAAGTAGGAAAGAACGCGAATTCATTCAAGAGTATTATTTTAATAAAAAGGAATTAGTGAAAGTTTGTGATGACATACACATTTCTGATAGAACTGCTCATAGAATCAAAAGGAAAATCATATCTAGATTGGCGGAAGAGTTAGGGGAAGAGTGAAATTGGCAGTAAAGTGGCAGTTTTTGATACCTAAAATGAGATATTATGATAGTGTAGGATATTGACTATCTTACTGCGTTTCCCTTATCGCAATTAGGAATAAAGGATCTATGTGGGTTGGCTGATTATAGCCAATCCTTTTTTAATTTTAAAAAGCGTATAGCGCGAGAGTTGGTGGTAAATGAAATGAACGAAAAACAAAAGAGATTCGCAGATGAATATATAATGAATGGATGTAATGGTAAAAAAGCAGCAATTACAGCAGGTTATAGTAAGAAAACAGCAGAGTCTTTAGCAAGTCGATTGTTAAGAAATGTTAATGTTTCGGAATATATTAAAGAACGATTAGAACAGATACAAGAAGAGCGTTTAATGAGTATTACAGAAGCTTTAGCGTTATCTGCTTCTATTGCTAGAGGAGAACCTCAAGAGGCTTACAGTAAGAAATATGACCATTTAAACGATGAAGTGGAAAAAGAGGTTACTTACACAATCACACCAACTTTTGAAGAGCGTCAGAGATCTATTGACCACATACTAAAAGTACATGGTGCGTATATCGATAAAAAAGAAATTACTCAGAAGAATATTGAGATTAATATTGGTGAGTACGATGACGAAAGTTAAATTAAACTTTAATAAACCATCTAATGTTTTCAATAGAAACATATTCGAAATACTAACCAATTACGATAACTTCACTGAAGTACATTACGGTGGAGGTTCGAGCGGTAAGTCTCACGGCGTTATACAAAAAGTTGTACTTAAAGCATTGCAAGACTGGAAATATCCTAGGCGTATACTATGGCTTAGAAAAGTCCAATCAACAATTAAAGATAGTTTATTCGAAGATGTCAAAGATTGTTTGATAAACTTCGGTATTTGGGACATGTGCCTTTGGAATAAGACTGATAACAAAGTTGAATTGCCAAACGGCGCAGTTTTTTTGTTTAAAGGATTAGATAACCCAGAGAAAATAAAGTCGATAAAAGGCATATCAGACATAGTCATGGAAGAAGCGTCTGAATTCACACTAAATGATTACACGCAATTAACGTTGCGTTTGAGGGAGCGTAAACACGTGAATAAGCAAATATTTTTGATGTTTAACCCAGTATCTAAACTGAATTGGGTTTATAAGTATTTCTTTGAACATGGTGAACCAATGGAAAATGTCATGATTAGACAATCTAGTTATCGAGATAATAAGTTTCTTGATGAAATGACACGACAAAACTTAGAGTTGTTAGCAAATCGTAATCCAGCATATTACAAAATTTATGCGTTAGGTGAATTTGCTACACTAGACAAATTGGTTTTCCCTAAGTATGAAAAACGTTTAATAAATAAAGATGAGTTAAGACATTTACCTTCTTATTTTGGATTGGACTTTGGCTACGTTAATGATCCTAGTGCTTTTATACATTCTAAAATAGATGTAAAGAAAAAGAAGTTATACATCATTGAAGAGTATGTTAAACAAGGTATGCTGAATGATGAAATAGCTAATGTCATAAAGCAACTTGGTTATGCTAAAGAAGAAATTACAGCAGATAGTGCAGAACAAAAAAGTATAGCTGAATTAAGGAATCTAGGGCTTAAAAGGATTTTACCAACCAAAAAAGGGAAGGGCTCGGTTGTACAAGGGTTACAATTCTTAATGCAATTTGAAATCATTGTTGATGAACGTTGTTTCAAGACTATTGAAGAGTTTGACAACTACACATGGCAAAAGGACAAAGATACAGGTGAATATACCAATGAACCAGTAGATACATACAATCATTGTATCGATTCGTTGCGTTATTCAGTGGAACGATTCTACAGACCGGTTAGAAAACGCACAAATGTCAGTTCGAAAGTTGACACAATAAAATCTCTAGGATTATAGGAGGGAACAAATGTTAAAAGTAAACGAATTTGAAACAGATACAGATCTACGGGGAAACATAAATTACTTATTTAATGATGAAGCCAATGTTGTTTACACATATGACGGGACGGAATCCGATTTATTACAAAACGTTAATGAAGTAAGTAAATACATTGAACATCACATGGATTACCAACGACCTAGATTAAAAGTGTTGAGTGATTACTACGAAGGTAAAACTAAGAATCTGGTTGAGTTAACACGACGCAAAGAAGAGTACATGGCAGATAACCGTGTAGCGCATGATTACGCATCTTATATTAGTGATTTTATTAACGGTTATTTCTTAGGTAATCCAATTCAATATCAAGATGATGACAAAGATGTATTAGAAGCTATTGAGGCGTTCAATGATTTGAATGATGTTGAGTCGCACAATAGATCTTTAGGATTAGATTTGTCAATTTATGGTAAAGCTTATGAATTAATGATTAGAAACCAAGATGATGAAACGCGTTTATACAAGAGTGATGCAATGAGTACTTTTGTCATATACGACAATACAATTGAACGTAATAGTATCGTAGGCGTTAGATATTTAAGAACTAAACCAATAGACAAGACTGACGAAGATGAAGTGTTTACAGTTGATTTATTTACTTCTCACGGTGTTTATAGATATCTTACCAGTAGAACAAATGGATTGAAGCTCACACCACGTGAAAACGTTTTTGAATCACACTCTTTCGAACGTATGCCTATTACAGAATTTAGCAATAACGAAAGAAGAAAAGGGGATTACGAGAAAGTAATCACTTTAATTGATTTGTATGATAATGCTGAATCAGATACTGCTAACTATATGAGTGATTTAAATGACGCTATGTTACTTATTAAAGGTAATTTAAATTTAGATCCTGTAGAAGTTAGAAAACAAAAGGAAGCTAACGTGTTGTTTTTAGAACCGACTGTTTATGCTGATAGCGAAGGTAGAGAAACAGAAGGTTCAGTTGACGGTGGTTATATTTATAAGCAATACGATGTACAAGGTACCGAAGCTTATAAAGACCGTTTGAACAGTGATATACACATGTTTACCAACACGCCTAACATGAAAGATGATAACTTTAGTGGCACTCAATCGGGCGAGGCAATGAAATACAAATTATTTGGATTGGAACAACGTACTAAAACTAAAGAAGGATTGTTTACTAAAGGGTTAAGACGTCGTGCTAAGTTGTTAGAGACAATACTTAAAAATACACGGTCGATTGACGCTAACAAAGATTTCAATACTGTTAGATACGTATACAACAGAAACTTACCTAAATCATTGATTGAAGAATTAAAAGCTTATATTGATTCTGGCGGGAAGATTAGCCAAACAACTTTAATGTCTCTATTCTCGTTCTTCCAAGACCCTGAATTAGAAGTCAAGAAAATAGAAGAAGATGAGAAAGAATCTATTAAAAAAGCTCAAAAAGGCATTTATAAAGACCCTAGAGACATCAATGATGACGAACAAGATGATGATACAAAAGATACTGTTGATAAAAAGGAATGATTGTAATTGCCTAACAAAAACACTCAAGAATATTGGGAAGAACGCGGACGCAAAGCAATCGAGAATGAGTTGAAGCGTGATAAAACTAAAGCTGAAGAAATAGAACGTATATTGAATATGATGATTAAGCGCATTGAAAAAGAGATCAATGCGTTTATTGTTAAGTACGGAGATTTTGCAGGCGTTACATTACAAGAAGCACAAAAGATTATTGATGAGTTCGATGTAAAAGCGTTTCAAGAAGAAGCAAAAAGATTGGTCGAAAACAAGGACTTTAGCGATAGAGCAAATGAAGAATTAAAGAAGTATAACACTAAGATGTATGTATCTAGAGAACAGATGTTAAAGATTCAAATAGAATTCTTAATTGCTTATGCAACAGCTCAAACAGAATTATCGATGAGGGAATATTTCGAATCAACAGCTTATCGTGTGTTCAGTGATCAAGCGGGTATTTTAGGTGAAGGTGTACAAGTAGCTAAAGAAGTTATAGATACAATCGTTGATACACAATTTCATGGTGTCGTTTGGTCAGAGCGATTATGGACTAATACCGAAGCAATGAAACAAGAAGTAGAAGAAATAATTGCTAATGTAGTTATTAGAGGTCGACATCCTAATGAATATGTTAAAGATATGCGCAAGCACTTAAATAAATTCGAAGGCACAGCACGACAAAAGACCGCAGCAATTAAATCATTGCTTTATACGGAATCGGCACGTGTTCACGCACAATCAAGCATTGACAGCATGAAAGAAATTTCACCGGAAGGATATTATATGTATATTGCAAAAATCGATAATAGAACAACTAAAGTATGCAAAGGGCTTAACGGAGAAATATTCAAAGTTAAAGACGCTAAAATTGGTGTTAATTTCTATCCTATGCATATCAATTGTCGTTCAGATTGCGCTTTACTACCTAAATCTATGTGGCCGAAAAAACCAAGCAAGAAACGAAAAACAAAATACTTCGGAGGGAAAGTGAAAAGCGGTGATTGATTTAAAAGTAAAGTTTTTTAAAGGCAAGTTAGTTTTGTATGACAGTAAATTAAATGTTTGGAGGATACTAATATGAGTAATACTGACAAATACCTTAGAGACATAGCAAGAGAATTAAAAGGTATACGTAAAGAGTTACAAAAGCGAAACGAAACAGTTATTATTGATGCAAACTTAGACAGTGTAAGGTCGGCAGTATTAGCCGATAAAGAAAAATCGAAATATAATGAACCTCTCTTTTAATAGCTAGCACTTAATTGTGTTGGCTATTTTTTATGTCCAAACCATGCTTATGACAATAAAAGATGCAAGTGTAACAGCCCGAACCATGTATGGCTTAAAACTAATCAAGAGTAAATAAATGAGGTGTAAAAACTATGGATATCCAAGAAAAGTTAAAACTCAAATTACAGTTTTTTGCTGAAGAATCAGATGGAGATAATGGAAAATCAAAAGATAACAACGATGATGAAGGCAAATACAAACAAGACAAAAAGACTAATTCAGAAGAAGAAATCGAAAAAAGACTACAAGAAGAATATAACAAGCGTCTTAAAGAAGAATTAAGTCGTCGTATGAAGCAGAAAGAAAAAGAGAAACAAGAAGCTGTTGATGAAGCTAAACGATTAGCAAAAATGAACAAAGATCAAATCGCTGAATATGAACGCGAACAAATGGAAAAAGAGCTGGAGCAATTACGCTCAGAAAAACAATTAAATGAAATGCGTTCAGAAGCAAGGAAAATGTTAAGCGAAGCGGAAGTTGATTCATCAGATGAGGTTGTTAATTTAGTTGTAACAGATACTGCTGAACAAACTAAATTGAATGTTGAAGCTTTTTCTAATGCAGTAAAAAAAGCGGTTAATGAAGCGGTTAAGATTAACGCTAGACAATCGCCATTGACTGGTGGAGATTCATTTAATCACTCGACTAAAAATAAACCGCAAAACTTAGCTGAAATAGCTAGACAAAAAAGAATTATTAAAAATTAACGGAGGCATTTAAATGGAACAAACACAAAAATTAAAATTAAATTTGCAACATTTTGCGAGTAACAATGTTAAACCGCAAGTATTTAACCCTGATAATGTAATGATGCACGAAAAGAAAGATGGCACGTTGATGAATGAATTCACAACGCCCATCTTACAAGAGGTTATGGAAAACTCTAAAATTATGCAATTAGGTAAGTACGAACCAATGGAAGGTACTGAGAAGAAGTTTACTTTTTGGGCTGATAAACCAGGTGCTTACTGGGTAGGTGAAGGTCAAAAAATCGAAACATCTAAAGCTACATGGGTTAATGCTACTATGAGAGCGTTTAAATTAGGGGTTATCTTACCTGTAACAAAAGAATTTTTGAATTACACTTATTCACAATTCTTTGAAGAAATGAAGCCTATGATTGCTGAAGCATTCTATAAAAAGTTTGATGAAGCGGGTATTTTGAATCAAGGTAACAATCCATTCGGTAAATCAATTGCACAATCAATTGAAAAAACTAATAAGGTTATTAAAGGTGACTTCACACAAGATAACATTATTGATTTAGAGGCATTACTTGAAGATGACGAATTAGAAGCAAATGCGTTTATCTCAAAAACACAAAACAGAAGCTTGTTACGTAAAATTGTAGATCCTGAAACGAAAGAACGTATTTATGACCGTAACAGTGATACGTTAGATGGTCTACCTGTGGTTAACCTTAAATCAAGCAACTTAAAACGTGGTGAGTTAATCACTGGTGATTTCGATAAGTTGATTTACGGTATCCCTCAATTAATTGAATACAAAATCGATGAAACTGCACAATTATCTACAGTCAAAAATGAAGATGGAACACCTGTAAACTTGTTTGAACAAGACATGGTGGCATTACGTGCAACTATGCATGTAGCATTGCATATCGCTGATGATAAAGCGTTTGCTAAGTTAGTTCCTGCTGATGCAAAACCATCTTCAAATCCAGGAGAAGTTTAATAAATAATTAGGAGTGGTAACATGCCCGAAATCATTGGAATTGTTAAAGTAGATTTTACAGATTTAGAAGATAACAGACATGTCTATATGAAAGGGCATGTCTACCCTCGCAAAGGTTATGATCCTACAGATGAACGTATCAAAGCTTTAGCTAGTGTTGAAAATAAACGCAACGAACAAATGATTTACATTGTAAATGACAAATTAACCAAAAAAGAACTTGTCGAAATAGCAAGTGTTGCTGGCTTACAAGTTGATGAAAAACAAACAAAAGCTGAAATTATCAACACTTTTGAGTCGCTAGAGTAGGTGGTTATATGACTACGCTAGCTGATGTAAAAAAACGTATTGGCCTTAAAGATGAAAAGCAAGATGAACAATTAGAGGAAATTATAAAAAGTTGTGAAAGCCAGTTGTTATCAATGTTACCTATTGAAGTTGAACAAATACCGGAAAGGTTTAGTTACATGATTAAAGAAGTTGCAGTTAAACGCTACAACAGGATTGGTGCTGAAGGTATGACATCAGAAGCGGTTGACGGACGTAGCAATGCGTATGAATTGAACGATTTCAAGGAGTATGAAGCTATTATTGATAATTACTTTAATGCTAGAACGAGAACTAAAAAAGGAAGGGCTGTGTTCTTTTGAGATATGAAGATAGAGTTATTTTTCAATTAGAACAAGTAGCAACTTACAATCCTAAAACTAGCAAAAAAGAAAACACACTAATCACTTATGATGCGATACCATGCAATATTAACCCCATTTCTAGAGCAAGAAAGCAACTTGAATTTGGTGATGTAAAAAACGATGTAAGTGTTCTGAGGATAAAAGAATCAATATCTTACCCTGTTAGCCACGTGTTGGTTAATGGCATTCGCTACAAGATAGTTGATACAAGGATATACAGACACGAAACGTCATATTATATCGAAGAGGTCAATTGATGAATATAGATGGATTAGACGCACTGTTAAACCAATTTCACGATATGAAAACCAACATTGATGATGATGTTGATGATATTTTACAGGAAAACGCCAAAGAATATGTAGTACGAGCTAAATTGAAAGCTAGAGAAGTAATGAATAAGGGTTATTGGACTGGTAATTTATCACGCAATATCAGATATAAAAAAACTGGCGATTTGCAATACACTATCACATCGCATGCAGCTTATAGTGGTTTCTTAGAGTTTGGTACTCGATACATGGAGGCAGAACCTTTTATGTGGCCAGTATATGAGGTAATAAGAAAATCAACTGTAGAAGAATTGAAAGCGTTGTTTGAATAGGAGATAAAAGCATGACACCGAACTTACAACTTTATAATAAAGCGTATGAAATGCTACAAGGATATGGATTCCCTGTTATTTCTCGTAAAGAGATGCAACAAGAGATTCCGTATCCTTTTTTTGTAATAAAAATGCCGGAGTCAAACAGAAGTAAATACACGTTTGATAGTTATTCTGGTGACACGAATTTAGTTATTGATATTTGGAGTGTAAGTGATGATTTAGGACATCATGACGGACTTGTTAAAAGATGTATTGATGATTTAACACCTAGCGTTAAAACAAACGATTATGACTTTGAAGAAGATGATACTAACATCACACAGTTAGTTGATGATACTACCAATCAAGAATTGATACACACATCAGTAACGATATCTTACAAAACATTTTAAAAAACGGAGGAATATTGAATGGCAAATATGAAAAATAGTAATGATCGTATTATTTTATTTAGAAAAGCTGGCGAAAAAGTAGATGCTACTAAAATGCTTTTTTTAACTGAATACGGCTTATCACATGAAGCTGATACAGATACAGAGGATACAATGGACGGTTCTTATAACACTGGTGGTTCTGTTGAGTCAACAATGTCTGGTACTGCTAAAATGTTTTATGGTGACGATTTTGCAGATGAAATTGAAGATGCAGTTGTAGATCGCGTATTGTATGAGGCTTGGGAAGTTGAAAGTAGAATACCAGGCAAAAATGGAGATGCCACTAAATTTAAAGCGAAATATTTCCAAGGTTTCCACAATAAATTTGAATTAAAAGCAGAAGCTAACGGTATTGATGAATATGAATATGAATATGGAGTGAATGGTCGTTTCCAACGTGGATTTGCAACACTACCTGAGGCTGTAACAAAGAAACTTAAGGCGACTGGATACAGATTCCATGACACTACAAAAGCAGATGCGTTAACTGGCGAAGATTTAACAGCAATTCCACAACCTAAGGTAGATTCATCAACGGTTACACCAGGAGAGGTATAAAAATAGGGCGTTAAGCCCTATTTATTTTGTTTAAATTAATCATGAATGGAGATTTTAAGTTATGAATGTAGAAATTAACGGAAAGTCATTAGAATTAAGTTTTGGTTTTAAATTTTTAAGAGAAATCGATAACCGATTAGGTTTAAAAGTTGAACAAGCTTCTATCGGTCAAGGTGTATCAATGTTGCCTGTAGGTTTAGAAAGTGGAAATCCGGTTGTGATTGGCGAAGTTTTAATCGCAGCTACATCTCACTTAAAAAAACAAGCAATTACTATTAATAACATTGATGAAGCATTAGATGAAATCGCAGAAAATATCGGACTAGAAGAATTCGGTTCGGATATTTTAACGGAGTTGGGAAAGCGACCTATGACCCGAAACCTAGTCGAAGTAGTGGAAGCGGAAGAGAAACCAGCGGAAGCGTAATAACTTACGACAGAATCGTTATAACTTGTATGTCAACACTTGGTATTACAGATTTGAACGTTATTGAGCAAATGACATTAACAGAATATAACTATCGAATGTATGCGAAAGAGTATGAAATGCTAACCCAAGAATTCGAACGTTACAAACTTGCGTTTGCTATTCGTGATGCTGCAGCTACTAAAAATGTTGGGACAGAAAATAAACCTAAAGAGGAATATGTTTTTAACAATGCAAACGACGTATTGCCTTATGAAGAAAATATCCAACGGCTTAACGAAGGTAAAGATATAAGATTTAGCAGCGAACGTGATGAATACGAACCACAAAATAATGAATTCTTTAAAGTTATAGCAGAATTTAATAAGCAATAGAAAGAGAGGTGTTAATGTGACGGAATATAAAATTAAAGCGACTATTGAAGCTAGTGTAGCCAAATTCAAAAGGCAAATTGATAGTGCGGTTAAGTCTGTGCAAAGATTTAAACGAGTAGCAGATCAAACTAAAGATGTTGAATTAAACGCTAACGATAAAAAATTACAAAAAACTATCAAGGTTGCTAAAAAGTCTTTAGATGCCTTTAGCAACAAAAATGTAAAAGCTAAATTAGATGCTAGTATACAAGACTTACAACAAAAGATATTAGAATCAAATTTTGAACTAGACAAACTTAACTCCAAAGAAGCTAGCCCTGAGGTTAAACTACAAAAACAAAAGTTAACTAAAGATATCGCTGAAGCAGAAGTTAAGTTATCCGAACTAGAAAAGAAGCGTATCAGTATTGACGTCAATGCAGATAACAGTAAATTCAATCGAGTGTTAAAAGTATCTAAAGCTAGTCTTGAAGCATTAAATAGGTCTAAAGCCAAAGCTATTATAGACGTGGACAATGGTGTTGCTAACTCTAAAATAAAACGCACTAAAGAAGAGCTTAAAAGTATTCCAAACAAAACTAGATCTCGACTAGATGTAGATACAGGGCTTTCTATACCAACTATTTATGCGTTTAAAAAATCATTAGACGCATTGCCGAACAAAAAAACAACAAAGGTAGATGTCGATACTAATGGTTTAAAGAAAGCTTATGCCTACATAATAAAAGCAAACGACAATTTCCAAAGACAGATGGGGAATTTAGCTAATATGTTCCGTGTGTTCGGTACTGTAGGTTCTAATATGGTTGGTGGATTACTAACTTCATCTTTTAGTATCTTAATACCTGTAATAGCGAGCGTAGTACCTGTAGTATTTGCGCTATTAAACGCTATCAAAGTGTTAACTGGCGGTGTACTTGCTTTAGGTGGTGCGGTAGCAATAGCCGGCGCTGGCTTTGTAGCATTTGGCGCAATGGCTATCAGCGCTATAAAGATGCTTAATGATGGCACTTTACAAGCTAGCTCAGCAACAAACGAATACAAAAAAGCGTTAGATGGCGTAAAGTCAGCATGGACTGATATTATAAAGCAAAATCAATCCGCTATCTTCACAACTCTTGCAAACGGTTTAAATACTGTTAAAACAGCAATGCAGAGCTTACAACCTTTTTTTAGTGGTATTTCAAGAGGAATGGAAGAGGCGTCTCAAAGTGTGTTTAAATGGGCTCAAAATAGCGGTGTAGCATCAAGGTTCTTCAACATGATGAATACAACTGGTGTTTCGGTATTTAACAAGCTATTAAGTGCTGCAGGCGGTTTCGGTGATGGATTAGTCAATGTATTCACACAATTAGCACCACTGTTTCAATGGTCGGCTGATTGGTTGGATAGATTAGGTCAATCTTTCTCTAACTGGGCTAATAGTGCAGCTGGAGAAAATTCGATAACTCGTTTTATTGAATACACAAAAACAAACTTACCTATCATTGGTAATATTTTTAAAAATGTTTTCGTTGGAATTAACAATTTGATGAATGCATTCAGTGGATCATCAACTGGCATTTTCCAATCTCTTGAACAAATGACAGCTAAGTTTAGGGAATGGTCTGAACAAGTAGGACAATCTCAAGGGTTTAAAGACTTTGTCAGTTATATACAAACTAATGGACCACTAATAATGCAATTAATTGGGAACATTGCAAGAGGATTAGTTGCATTCGCAACAGCGATGGCTCCTATAGCTAGTGCAGTATTACGCGTTGCAGTAGCAATAACTGGTTGGATAGCTAACTTGTTTGAGGCGCATCCAGCTACAGCACAATTAGTTGGTGTCATTATAACTTTAGTTGGTGCATTTAGATTTTTA